ATATATGTTGGATTACTTGATAAGATAGTATCGTTCTGTAAGAATCATAATTACGATTATAAATTTGAAGACAGTAAGTTCTATGGCACTCCATTTGAAGTCAATGATATGATTTCTATGGAAGGTGTCAAGGATTATATGAATGCTATATCTAAGATTCCTCCAAGAAGTTATCAAATTGAGGGAGTATACGATGCTCTAAGACACAACAGAAGACTACTGATAAGCCCAACAGCCTCTGGCAAATCGTTGATGATTTACTCATTAGTGAGGTACTTCGCAGAGCAAAAGAAAAAGACTCTGATAGTTGTTCCAACGACATCTCTGGTAGAGCAGATGCATAAGGACTTCGTATCTTACGGTTGGGATGCTGATACATATTGCTCCAAAATTTATGCGGGTCGTGAGAAAGAAGTAGATACTCCTGTTGTCATTACCACCTGGCAATCTATCTATAAACTTCCCAAGATATACTTTGAAAAGTTTGAAGTTGTCATAGGTGACGAGGCACATCAGTTCAAATCTGCGTCGCTCGTAAAGATTATGACAAAATTGCATGAAGCAAAGTATCGTTATGGGTTCACTGGTACACTAGATGGCACACAAACACATAAACTTGTCCTAGAAGGACTGTTCGGACCTTCATATAAGACAGTTAAGACACATGAATTGATGGAGAAAGGGTATCTTGCTAAGTTAAATGCTAAAATTATACTATTAAAACACCCTATGAGTGGTAAAGTATGCTTCGATACCTATGAAGAGGAGATACAATACCTTATATCACATGAAAAAAGGAATAANTTTATTAAAAATCTAGCATTAGACCTTAAAGGTAACACTCTGATACTGTATAGTAGGGTGGAAACCCACGGTCAAATCATATACGATCTAATAAATAGTAGTGACGATCGTAAAGTGTTCTTTATTCATGGTGGAGTAGATGTTGAAGACAGAGAACAAGTTCGTGAAATAACAGAGAAGGAGACAAATGCAATCATTGTTGCCTCTTATGGTACTTTCTCTACAGGAATTAACATTAAGAACTTACATAATGTCATTTTTGCATCTCCTAGCAAAAGTAGAATACGCAATTTACAAAGTATTGGTAGGGTTCTAAGAAAAGGATCTAATAAATTTAAAGCAACTTTGTATGATATTGCAGATGATTGTACAGTGACTCTACCAAACTTAGAGACAAAGAGAAACTACACATTGAATCATCTGGTAGAAAGAATTAAAATATATAATGAAGAACACTTTAACTATGATCTTGTAAGAGTATCGTTGAAGGAGAAAAAATGAAAAAAGAAGAAACCTACTTTGTTTTCAAATTGATCTCAGGTGAAGAGATAATAGCAGTCACCACTATGGACGACAGTGGTGTAGAACCTTGCTTCTTTATTGCCGAACCGCTAAAAGTAGAGTTAACTCATAAGGGTACAAACACATTAGTTAGATTAGTACCTTGGATAACCATTCCAGAAGAGGATGAGATATATCGTTTGTCATTTGATAAAATTATTACTTTAAAAGAACTAGATGCTGATCATGAGATGGTGTTAGCATATGATCATTATAACCTAGGAAGGAAAACGACGACCGCCAATCGGGTAGATATTAGTGAGAAGATGGGTAAACTAGGTACTATAGACACTGCTAGAGTGTCCTTAGAGAAAATATTTGTTCTTGATAAGTCTATTGATAAGCCAGGTATTTCAACTACAGTATGATCTTGAAACGCCCACAAGGCTATTGTACATGTATTTTGCATTGTTGTCAAGCTATGTTATAATATACACAGAAAGGTAAATATAATGCCACGAAAAAGATCCGATCATTATGTCAATAACAAGGAATTGTTAGAAGCAATGATTGTCTATCGCAGTAAATGTGCTATCGCTAAAGAAAAGGGGAGCGACCCACCTGCCATCAGTAACTATCTTGGCGAGTGTTTTTTAAAAATAGCAACTCACTTATCATACAAACCTAACTTTGTTAACTANATGTTTAGGGAGGATATGATAGGAGATGGTATAGAAAACTGCGTACAATACATTCATAACTTCGATCCTAACAAGTCTAACAATCCATTTGCATACTTTACCCAGATAATCTATTATGCTTTTCTCAGACGCATACAGAAGGAAAAGAAACAACTTGAGATAAAAACCAAGATAATAGAAAGAACTGGTTATGATCAGGTCATGGTAGTCGAGGACGGTGCAGGAGGNACAAGTTCGGACTATAATACAATTAAGGATAACATTCAGTATAAAAACACTAATAGATGAAGACAGCGATTATTACTGATCAGCATTTCGGTATGAGGAAAGGCAACCGAATATTCCATGATTATTTTAAAAAATTTTATGACACAGTATTCTTCCCGACGCTCGAAAAAGAAGGANTCAAAACGGTCATTGATATGGGAGATACTTTCGACAACCGTAGAACTATTGATCTCTGGAGTCTCGAATGGTCGAAAAAAAATTACTTCGATCGCTTGCGAGATATGGGCATCACTGTGTATACTATCGTGGGTAATCATACTGCCTATTACAAAAACAATAACTCAATCAATTCTATTGATCTTTTACTACGAGAATATAATAATATCATCACTATCCCTGACTACGCAGAGTATACGATTGGCGACACAAAATGTCTTTTCATAGGGTGGATGAATGAAGAGAACAGACCTAAGATAGAAAGAAAAATAAAATCATGTAAATCTAAAGTATGCTTTGGACATTTAGAATTAAATGGATATGCAGTATACAAAGGTTTTACCCAGAGTCATGGTGCTAGTGGTGATGCAGATATNTTTAATAAGTTTGAGAGAGTTTATACTGGACACTATCATACTAGATCTACAGATGGTACAGTTTATTACCTAGGTAATCCTTATGAGATGTTCTGGAATGATTGTGATGACACTCGTGGATTTCATATCTGGGACTCAGATACATATGAAGCAACTCCTGTAAACAATCCTCATAGGATGTTTCATAAAATTTATTATAAAGATACTCCTCATCAATTGTTTGATGCCACTCCCTATGCAGGTAAGATTCTAAAAGTCATAGTAGAGAAAAGAAGTAAACCAAAAGAGTTTGAAAAGTTCTTAGACAAACTTAACTCGGTATGTCCAGAAGATTTAAAAGTCATTGAAAGTGTAGACTGGAATCATGGTTATGTTCATGGAGAACAGTTTGATGCAGAGAATGAAGAAAATACTATCACTTTGTTAAATAGGTTTATAGAAGAAGCAGAGGTCGATCTTGACAAAGGTAGAGTTAAAGAACTTATCGGGGGTCTATACAACAAAGCATGTGAGGTTGACTAATGTGGTTACTCACTGAAGAGGGTCGTCGTGAGGGTGCTTACGCAGTGAAAGATGCTGCAGGTGAGAAGGTCTTGTATATGTTTGAAGAGGAAGATGATGCAATTAGATATGCAGAGATGATGGAGGATGACAGGTCTAAAGACATGGATATTATAGAAGTTGACGAAGAGGTTGCAATAAAAGCGTGTGAGGTGTATAATTATAAGTATAGTATTATCACAAAAAACGACTTCGTAATACCTCCAAAAAAGGATGATTCGGTTCAAAAAAATTAAGTGGAAAAACTTCTTATCTACTGGTGATCAGTGGACAGAAGTAAAATTAGATGATGATGGAACCACACTCATTGTAGGAGCAAACGGTGCAGGTAAATCTACTGTACTAGATGCTATATGTTTTGTGCTGTTTAATAAACCATACAGAAAAATTACAAAGTCTCAGTTAGTCAATACAACTAATGAGAAAGGAACAGAGACAGAGATAGAATTTGAGATTGGTTCAAAACAATATCTTGTTCGTCGTGGTATCAAGCCGAACATTTTTGATATTGAGATAGATGGCAATATGCGTAACAAAGAAGCAGATGATAGAGTCAATCAAAAGGTTCTGGAAGAACAGATACTAAAATTAAATTTCAAATCATTTACACAGATTGTTATTCTAGGTAGTAGTAACTTCATACCATTCATGCAACTCAACGGTCCTAACCGTAGAGAGGTCATAGAAGACCTTCTAGACATCAAAATATTCTCTGCTATGAATAACATAGTAAGAGACAAACTAAGGGTAGTCAAGGACTCTGTGAGGACTTTAGAGTTAAAGAAAGATAACTTGAATGATAAAGTATCAATGCAAGAAGAGTTTATAGAAGAACTAGACAAGAGAGGTAAAGAGACAATACACGAGAAAGAAGAAAAACTTAATATTATTGCGTTAGATGTAGACAAATTGTTAAAGAAAAATGAAAATCTTAACACTAGTATGGTTAGCATTCAAAGACAATTAGAAACTGTATCAGATGCGTCAAACCGACTGCAACAACTAGGTTCTTTGAAACAAAAGATAAACAATAAAGTATCCAGAATTACCAAAGAAGAGAGGTTCTTCAGTGAGCATAAAACATGTCCTACATGTGATCAACACATTGAAGAATCATTTCGGTTAAATAGAATTAAAGACGCTCAATCTAAGGCACAGGAACTCAACGAAGGTTATCA